TAAATTCTACTCCCCAAGTTGTACCCTTAAAGATAACAGTTTTTACTTTATCTTCTACTGCATTCTTAGCCATCAATCTATAATCATTGACAAAATCACCATTGCTTGTTTCAAAGTGAATTGTATCGGGAATAGATTCTCCGTCACGGTCTTGTCTAGTTAAATTGATTTTACTAGTCTCATCATAGTCTTCAAAACTTAAAATTGTTTTGAGTTTACCTAAATTAGGCATACCAAATGTACCAATGAAATCTGCATTAGGTGTAGCAAATGTACCAGCAACCATAACACTACGATCATCTGCAATTGCATTGATTGTTGTTTCTGTATCAGTACCTGTTACTTTAACAATGTCAATACTTCCCAATGCACTTGTATGTGCAATAATGTCTAATAAATTATCTTTCATTTTTTTCCTTTAATGTTTGTTCTACTATATTTAGGTAGTTGTAATGTGTATTATAATGGGATTTAATGCGAAAGTCAACACTCAGTTTAACCGAATGTAAACAAATCATTAAATGTTGTCCTAACATCTGTGTTCTCACGAATTTGCCAATTCAATACACCTAACAAGTTATCTATTTTTTCATCTACTAATGTTTGTTCCATTGCCTGATCATCAAATGGTAACTCTTTGAACCATTTGGGTAATCGTAGTTCATCAGTTGGGTATGCAATGCTAGTGAATCCTAAAGGATTAGTTCTCAACTTACATACGATAACCTTCATTCCATCTACAATTTTCATAGAATAATTGTCACCATTCAATTTGCACAAATAGTTGTAATTCAAACTTGCACGAACATGACCTGGCATATTTTCTCTACCAGTCTTACTATTGGCTTCACGTTCACCGTACATGGTTAAATTATTAACACTCTTGGGAGAACCTTTTGTCCAACTATCTTGTTCTGATAAAACTCTTTTGAATTCTTTTACCTTTTCAATGACATCTTCACGACCTTTACCTTGTTGTATCACCATACTCAATATATGCATTAAAAACTCTTGCACATATTTAGGTGTATCAGCACGTTTCAAATCAAGACCCATTGCTTTGATATCGCCCATTTTACCATCTTTATCTTTACGTTTACCCTCTTTATCAAAGATATTGATAGCATAACGCTTTTTAGTAATAAAGATACTACGATCACCAATCAACTCACGTCCAGCTTTAATGATTTCGCCATTCTTACGTGGTGCGTGAAATGCACGTTCCATGAATGCTGGAAAACTTTGATTTGCTTCATCAGCAATACTATCGTATAGACCAATGCAAATATCTTTGTTCCACTCAACATCACCGCTTTCAATCTGCGATTTCAATGTTGTATATGCTGAAAAATAACAACTATCAGTATCACCATAAACAATTGCTTCACCTTCGTGAGTATAATCACCCGTTACAGTTTGATTGATTTGACTCATCATATGACGAACAATCTGCCTACCACTGAGTGTTACTGATTGACCAATACGCTTGTCATAGAATCTACAATGTTCATTCAACAATGCACCATAAGCAGAGTTCAACAAAATTTTACGAACCAATTGACGCTTATCCCAATACTCACGATCCTCATCAGTGGTTGATTCTTTGAGTTTCTTTTGCATTGCTTTACGATCACTATACCAACGTGTCAACAAGCCAGGAACTACTCCTTCTTGCTCATAGCTGAATATTGTACCATTGGCACTAAGCATCCAGGGCTTATGACTATCAAAAATAAGCTTCCATACTTCAGCAGCCGACATTTCTTCACTACGACCATCTTCATAGTCAAGTATAAGCATGGTTCCTCTTTCTTGATTCATTACTGCACTATATTCTAAACATGCAAATAAATTCTCCCATAAGATAGCACCACCGACCTCATCACCCTCTTTAGCACGTTTCTTTGCGGCACCTAACTTAAGTGCCTTTTCTTTCATGTATTGGTCTGTAAGTGTTTGTCTAATTTGGGCAACAATAGTCTCGCCCGCCATGTTGAGTGCCCTGATAACTGATGGGTATAGTGAGTTGATATCGACTGCCCCGACCCATTCGTGCATGCCCCTTTTGGGAGTAGCAACGAAGGCACCTGCCGCTTGTTGTTCATCTTCTGCATTTTCTACCTTTCGTTTTTTATCTGGAACAATTAATCCACGCTCATGCGCTTCATTAAAAATAGCCATTTCAATCATTGCCACTGAACCCATTACTGTTGGTAACAGTACTGTGTTTTCATGCGCCAATTGATTAGCCAATTCTAAGAATTTAAGTTTGTTGTGAATTTTAACCAACAACATAGTATCTTGTCTATTGTACTCTAAGAACTTTTCCCAATCCTTATTATACAATTGGTCAAGAGTACCTTCATACTGTGTTTTATTCTCACCAACTTCCATTTCACCGATAGCATCTAATTTATAACTATGGCGACTTTCGTAATTATACTTTTTATAAAGTTGAAGATAATCCATATGAACACGACCAACCAAATCATATGTTGTTTCTTCTTTACCATAACGCTCATACTTTCTTGGCTTTGGCATTTGTCCCAATAAACAGAACTTACGTGTATCATCTTTACTCATTACACGTGTTACACGATTAACCATGTAGGGTATATCATAACCCTCAGAGTTCCAACCAGTCAATACATCTGCATCTTCAATCAATTCAAAGAATGTATCAAACATTTCCTTTTCATTTTTGAAAAGTAAACAATTTTCATACTTTGATGTAATTTCCTGTGCAGTCTCATCACTCATATGTTTAGGTGGAATACATAGTGTGACAAGTAAATCTTGCCAATCCAAATACATACTGATTGCAGTTACTGGATTAAATGGGTCACTTGTAGGACTAAATCCTTTTAAAGGATCAAAGTCTACTTCAATGTCAAAGAAACAAGTGTGAAGTTTTGGTGCATCTACTTTAAGATAGTTCTCACTAAGGCATCTGAAAACAACATTAACATCGCTTTCATATATCTTTTTATTACCATGAACTCTTCTCTCCTTTTCAAATTCTGTACGTTTACGTGTACTGAATCTACTTAGTGGTTCATTATATATACTGCGATACTTACCTTTAGGGTCACTATAATAAAAAACATAGTTGGCAGGATACTCGGTATAATGGCGTTTGCCATCAACTCCTCTTTCCACTACATATATTCTATCTTCGTCCCTGCTATGGACTGCATCAACATAACTCAAATTGTTTTACCCACAGTTTCTAAAATTGTGTTTAATTGTTCGTGTTCTTGATTTGCTTGTGTCAAGCTTGCTTTGTGTGCGATGCGAATTGCTTTCTTAAGTACACTAGGTTTTACTTCTAGTTCCTCTGCAATTGCTTTTACTGTATCACTTAACCCCTCATTTAATGTGTCAATCTCGTGTAAGACTGCCATTCCTTCATTGATTAATTGGGTAAGTTTAATCTTTTGATCACCGTTGAATGTTTTAATGTCACTCATAAAATCTCCTTATGAGTAGTTATTATACACGAAACTGTAAAGAAGTCAAACTTTTTACTGACTCATTTGACCGTTATGTTTACTTCTTTAGCATTTTTTTGATTGCGGTAACTGCTCGTTTTGGTTCGCTAAGTAGTAACCATTGTACCAATAACAGTTTATTTGAATTGTAGTCCTCTCCCAATATGTCTTTGGGTGATTTTATGTTTAATTTTTGTTTGAGTATGTCTAATTTATTTTTGAAATCATCCATGATTACTGGAATATTTCTGGGTGATCTTTCCCATAAATCTTGATGTACTTTCCAGCTACCATATCTGCCATTGCTTCAATAGGACTACCCGGATAGCTATCACCATCTTTAATCATATTCAATTGCGATTGGCGTTCATGTACTAGTTCATGGAATATAGTACGGAAAATATCAATCAAGTTTCTATTTTTAATGTATACCCAAATCTTGTTGTCTTCTGTATGAACACCGGTATGATGACCTTGTTGTGCAACTTTGGTGTTACGACTCAATGTAATTTTTGGATAAGGTTTCTGAATGTGTAACTGTTTGATTGACCAATTAATAAAGTCTTTAATTTTCTGAATATCTTCTTTACCATCAACGCTTTCTTTTAGTGCACTTTCACCTAATCCAGTACTCTTACGCAATCTTAGATCAAAGTCTACATCACTTTCATATTTGTCAATGTAGTTGTGGTAATATTTTCTTGCTTCTTCTGGTGTGTTAGCAGTAAAATGTTCAATTGGGTGTCTAGGATCTTCAGCCTTATAAATCTCATAACCCTTGTTTAATCTTTCACGAGCCTTACCTATATTACCTAATCTGTTGCTCACTTGTCTATCAGCACGACTTAAATAACCTTGTAATTTTTCATCACTGATTTCATTG